ACATCGGGACAATTGGCGCGGGGTGGAGCAGCCCGGTAGCTCGTCAGGCTCATAACCTGAAGGTCGTAGGTTCAAATCCTACCCCCGCAACCAAAAAATACCGTAAGATCAAAGACTTAAAGGCCGAGCATAACGCTCGGCTTTCGTCATTCCAAATTCTTGTCAACACCTGGTCAACGTTACACGAGCCCCCCATCGACGGTGCGGATAATCGTCGCCGGAGGCATCCGTCACTTCGGAAGATCATCCCGAAACCGGTCCATCTGGTGCATCCGCTCGTGCAGAATCGTCACAATGCCGACGTCCCCGTCCGACAGACGCCGCCAGTACACAAAATGATGCGCGTGCCGGAAGTAGAAGCCGTCGACCCCGAACTCGGCCGGGATGGGGCGTGACGCGACGCCATGGCTTTCGATCTGGTCGAACGCCGCGAAGAGGTCGGTGATGTACCGATCCGCCTGCTCGGCGCCCCAGCGGTCGCGCGTATAGCGGTAGATCTCGTCAACCCGCAGCGATGCGGCCTCCTGAACGCGAATGGCCACGATGTCAGCCCTGGTTCCGGGCTATGACCTCGGCGGCGGTCAACGGGCGATAGCTTTCCTCCGGCGCTGCAAAGGCGCGCGTCAGCTCTGCCTTCAACCGGTTGAAGGCTTCAGCCTCGGCCCGCTCCTTGTCGCGCCGGATCAGGTCGCGGACGTATTCGCTGATGTTCTCGTAGGATCCGTTCTCGCCCACGTTCGAAGCCACAAACTCGCTCAAGGCGCCGCTGATGCGGACAGTCATCGTCGTGGTCTGGGACATGGGGGCCTCCATCTGCTTGTCTTCAAGATAAGCAAGAATGAACACGCAGACAAGGCGCGCCATATGGCCAATCTCCGCAGAAGATGCGGACATTGGCATTCCTATTCTCCGCAAGGGGCCCGAAGCAGCGCGCGCAGAGCGATCGATCAAGGTTGCAGATCACCCTGGTCGCGGCACAGGCTGACAGAGCGTGACGACGAGGCCCAGTTCATTGATTCGACTGCAACAACGCCCTTTTCTTGGTTTCCTCATTGACCCCTTCGGGAGGTCGTCCCGCGCAATTGAGCTGGACGGGGATCACATCAGGATCACACGGCGCGGTCAGGTTGCCACCATGTCATTGGAGGCGCTGACGAAGGCGCCTGCCCTCCGGAAAGGGATGCTCGGAACTGCGCTGACCATAAATTCGCAGGAGTATGACGATGTCACGCTGAAGGGGGCGGGCCACTCTGATGCTTGGGAGTTCACGGAAGCGGTCAAGGCGGCCTGGACGCACTTCAATCTTGCGGCCCTCGAGAAGGAAGCGGCGCAACTGGACAGGATCCTTGCCGGGGTGCTGGCGCTGGCAGCACCGTCCCGATATCCCTCGGCGTGTCAGATCGCGCCGCTGCTGGATGCGGCCCGTGCTCTGGATTCTTCGCTCCTGTCGAAGCTGAATGCCGAAGCTATCGGGCCCGAGGTCGCCGCGCGCATTGCGCCGGTTCGGAAGTTTGCGACCGACCCGCGAACGGCACGGGCCAACGCCATCACCACCTTCGTCGCGGCCGAACTGGACCGCTGGAAGGATTTCTTCGACACCATCGAGAGCAAGCCGCTGACGCCGGAACAGCGCCTCTCGGTCGTTGTCGATGAGGATGCGACACTTGTCCTCGCCGGTGCGGGATCGGGGAAGACCAGCGTCATCACGGCCAAGGCCGCCTATCTGGTCAAGGCGGGTATCCGTCAGCCGGAAGAAATCCTGCTTCTGGCCTTCGCGAAGAACGCGGCGGAAGAAATGTCGGAACGGGTCGAGGCCCGATCCGGCGTGCCGATCGTTGCCCGGACCTTCCACGCGATTTCCTATGACATCATCGGGATCGTCGAAGGGTCGAAGCCCGCCTTGGCGGACCACGCCACTGACGACATGGCCTTCACCAACCTGATCAAGCAGATCCTGAAGGACCTGGTCTACCGCCTGTCAGAGGTATCGACGGCGATCATCCAGTTCTTCGCGCATTTCCTGGTCGAGCCCAAGACAGAATGGGACTTCAAGACCAAGCACGACTTCTACACCCACATGGAAAGCCAGGACCTGCGGACGCTGCAGGGCGAAAAGGTCAAGAGCTACGAAGAGCTGCAGATCGCCAACTGGCTCTACGAGAACGGCGTCGAATACGAGTACGAGCCGGTCTACGAACACAAGGTCCCGGAAACCGGCAGACGGGATTACCAACCGGATTTCCGGCTGACCGAAAGCGGCATCTACATCGAGCATTTCGGGGTGCGGCGCCAGAAGACGGCCGATGGCCGCGAGCGGCTGGTCACCGCGCCCTTCGTGGACCGCGACGAGTACCTGGCGGGCATGGACTGGAAGCGGAAGGTCCACGCCGAGCATAAGACGATCCTGATCGAGACCTACAGCTATGAACGGCAGGAGGGCCGCCTGCTGACCGGCCTCGCCGAGAAGCTGGCGCCGCATGTCACCCTGAACCCCCGGCCGGTCGACACCATCTATGACCGGATCGTCGAGCTGAAGCAGGTCGATGACTTCTCGAAGCTGCTCGGAACCTTCCTGCGCAAGTTCAAGAGCGGCGGCTACAGCCTGCAGGACTGCGAGACCAAGTCCGACCGGATGAAGCTGGGCAAGCGCGCCCGGGCGTTCCTCGATGTCTTCGCGCCTGTTTTCGAGGAATACCAGAAGCGTCTGGAGGGCCGGATCGACTTCGAGGACATGATCCTGCGCGCCGCGCACTATGCCGAGACCGGCCTTTACGTCAGCCCGTTCCGCCACATCCTGGTCGACGAGTTTCAGGACATTTCGCAGAGCCGGGCCCGGCTGGTGAAGGCGCTGAAGGCACAGCATCCGGATGTGCGCGTCTTCGCCGTTGGCGACGACTGGCAATCCATCTTCCGCTTCGCCGGGTCCGACATTCATCTGATGCGCCATTTCGGGCGGGAGTTCGGCGGCACCTTCGACGACGAGGCAGGCGTGCACAGGACCGTCGACCTTGGCCGCACCTTCCGTTCGGTCGACCAGATTGCCTTTGCGGCAAGATCCTTCGTCCTGCGGAACCCCGCCCAGATCGAAAAGCAGATCGTCCCTGCCGGAACCGCGACCGAACCGGCGATCAGGGTCGTCTCGGTGTCCAAAGGCGAGGACGAAGCGAAACTGAACGAGGTCCTTGCCGCCCTGTCAGCCGCCATGGCGCCTGAGGCAAAACCTGCGACGGTACTGCTCCTCGGCCGTTACCGCTTCATCGAGCCGGACATGCCGGGTCTGCGGCGCCGGTTCCCGCGGCTGAAGATCAGCTTCAAGACCATCCATGCCTCCAAGGGGCTTGAGGCCGACCATGTCATCCTGCTGAACGCCGACAGCGGGCGCACGGGGTTCCCCTCAGAGATCGTCGACGACCCCCTTCTCTCTCTGGTGTCGCCGGAGGAAGAGCCGTTCCGGAACGCAGAAGAGCGGCGGGTCATGTATGTTGCGATGACGCGGGCCCGACATACCCTGACGATCCTTGCCTCGAATGCCCGGCCGTCGTCCTTCGTGACCGAGCTTCGCAAAGACCCCGCCTACGCGATCTCGACAGCCCCCGGAGCTGAACCCGAGGCTCATATCTGCGGCGAATGCGGCGGGCGATTACTGGGCGTGACCGGGCAGGATGGCCGCATCTGGTACCGGTGCGAGCATGTCCAGCACTGCGGAAACCTTCTGCCCGCCTGCCCATCCTGCGGCACGGCCCTGCCACGCCATGCTGAAGGGACGAGCGAGGTTCGATGCGAGTGCGGTGCCAGCTATCCGACGTGCCCGGAATGCAAAGATGGCTGGCTGGTCGAACGCAGCGGCAGCTTCGGCAAGTTCCTCGGCTGCGTCCGATATCCGACCTGTACCGGGAAAGCGAAGATTGCGAACGGCGATCGGCCCGCCATCACCAAGCCGCGGCGCCGGAAAAGGATCTGACAGCGGGCAATGATTGTCCCGGCGTTCACCTGCACGCCCGTGCCTGATCACGCAGGACGGCGTAATCGTTCAGCATCCGGACGATGACGGCACCTTCCGGCAGCGCCTCGACCTCGTCGGCGGCGCGGGCCTGGTCGGCGGCGGTGTAGTCGACGACGGGCGGGCAGGGCGCCCCGCCATCAGAAGCGCCCGTCGCGCAGGCGGTCAGCCAGAGCATCGCGATCGTGAGGGCGGCGGGCGGCGGCGTCGAGCATCTGGCGGTGGATGGCATCGTTTCTCTCTCGAACATCGAGCCGTTCGGCGGCGCGCCCGGCGCGTTCGCCTGCGCGGCGCAGGTTCAGAAGGAACAGCAGGATCGCCGTGGCGGCGAGGATCAGGCCCAGCGCCTTGGGCGCCGGGCCGTGGGTCAGGAGCCGGCGGATCACCTCTGGCCCCGCTTCCAGTCGTCGAGGCGCGCGTAGATCGTGACCGCGATGCCGACGAGCGCGACGGCGATGAACAGCCAGCGCAGGGTGTCGAGATGGGGGACCAGCGGCAGGAGGGCGGACTGGGTGTCGGCCAGGACCTGCTGCGCCACCTCGACGCCGGCCGCGCCCAGCGTCGCGACGCCCGCGGCGCCACCGCCCTTCATGGTGCGGCTCTGCGCCAGGTTCTCGCGCGCGTGCGGGGTCTCGGCGACGAAGGGTGTCGCCCGCGCCGGGAATCGCTCGCCCCAGGACCGGGCAGGGCCGAGGTCGATGTGCATGAATCCCGAGCGGGGGTAATAGCCGAAGCCGAGGAAGCCCACCTCGCGCGCCGCAGCCTCGAACGCCACCGGGTCGTGGTTCGCCATGGCGATGTCGAAGGCGGCGCCGTCCATGTGCTTCGAGCGGGGCGCGCCGCCGACGGCGCGGTTGTGCCCGGGGCTGCGATAGGCGGAGCGGACGATCAGCGGTTTGCCGAGGCGATCGCGGAGCGCCTGCAGCCTGTCGAGCGCGGGTTCGTTGATCAGAAGCCGGCCGGTACCGCGGCAGGCGATCTCGGCCGGGCTGAAGTTCGGCCAGCGCCAGGCGCTCTCGGGCACGTCGCGCCAGTGGTCGTAGCGGGTCGGGGTCATCGGGGTCCTCCGTGGGGATGGGGTTGCGGTGGGGTCCGGCGGCGGGCCGCGGGGGTCAGTCCCGGCGGTCCTGCTGCAGCGCGTCGAACAGCATGTCGCGCACCTCGCGGATGTCGGTGTCGATGCGGTCGAGCCGGTCGGCCTCGGTCTTGCGGTCCTCGCTGCGCTGGCGGTCGAGGCGCGCGCGATCGGCGGCGAACTCCTCGTCGAGCCGGGTCAGCACCGCCTCGTTGGTGAAGACCTTGCGGGTGACGGCGGCGGCGATGGCGAGGCAGCCGCCGATGAAGGCGGTGATCGCGGCGCCGGGGCCCTCCTCGCGGAAGGCCTGGGCCACGGCGCGCAAGAGCGTGGGCGTGTCGGACATGGCGACTCTCCTGGTGTCCTGGTGGGGGATCAGACGGTGGCGAAGCCGGTCCAGATCGCGTCGAGCGCGGCCTCGTCGAGCCCGCCCGCCTCGGCGATCATCCGGGTGAGCGGGTCGAGCCGGAAGGCTTCGCGGAAGGCGGCGAAGGTGACCCGCGCCTCGGTCTGAGCGGGATCGGGAAGGCCCGCGAAGTGGGGCTCGAGCGCGGCCGGCACCACGCCCGTGGCGGCGGCGGCCACCGCCTCCGCGGCGCTGAGCAGCCCCAGTCGGTGGAGTGCGATGAAGACCTGCCTTCGGGTGAGCGGCGGCATCGCGGCGCGCAGCTCCTCCGGCGTGGGCGCGGGCGGCGTTTCCGGCACGAAGGCGGCGATGTCGTCGCGATGGGCATTGGCCGGCCAGAGCGGATGCCCCGGCTCGACGATGATGACGTGGCCCGTGGGGTCGGTGAGGGCGAGGATGGTCCTCTCGGCGGTGCGCCAGGCAGCCTGCATGGGTCAGATCCCGATCAGTGAACGGTGGTCGGCGAGGTAGCGGACATTGCGGATGAGCGAGGTGCCCGTGATGTCCACGTCGTTGTCGCGTCCGCCGCTTGCCCCGAGCCGCAGGCAGAGCGTCTGGCCGGCGGCGAGCGTCATGTCGAGGCTGCGGGTCACGAAGCTGGTGCTCGTCGAGGACCATTGCTGCAGCACCACGCCGTCGCGCAGGATCGCGGCATACTGGGTGCCGTAATAGCCGCCGCGGGCCTGCTCGAAGGCGACGCGCAGGGCGCAGGCCCGCGTCGCGGTGAGCGCGGTCTCGGCCAGCAGGATCTGGTAGATCGTGCCGGGCCCGGATTTGGCGAGCGAGAGCGTCGTCGTGCCATCGCCGCCCGAGCAGTGCTTCAGCACGATGGTGTCCGCGGCGAGGGTGGGCGCCATCGCGTCGGCGGCAAGCCCGGAGGCCCCGCCGCCGAGCGCCGCGATCGCCCGGGCGACCGTGAACGGGGTCATCAGCGCCCCCGTCGCGGTGCCCGCCTCGGCCTCGGCCTGGCTCGCGAGCGGCAGCGTGGCCCCTGCCCCGAGCCCGAGCGCGCTCTGCTGGGCGGCCGCATCCGCCGCGGCCAGCAGCGCCCGGCCCGCGGCGCTGGCGCCCGCGAGTTCGAAGCCCGCGGGCCCGAGCGTGCCGAGCGCGATCCAGCCCGTATCGAGCGCGTTGCGGATGCGCAGCACCGGGTCGGTCCCTGAGGCATCGACCCAGAGCTGCCCCGCGGTGGTCGAAGCCGGCGGGCTCGCGCCATGGGCGCAGCTCCGGAGCGCGGCCAGGATCAGGTTCAGCTCGGCGCGGAACTGCGCGCCGGACTGGTTCGCGAGATGGTAGTCGACCATCAGGGGACCTCCTCGGCATGGATGCGGAGCCGGGTGAGCAGCACGCCGTAATCGGGGCTGCCGCTCGTCACCCGCGCGCGGAGCTCGACCGCCCGGACCTCGTCCTCGGTCGCGTCGAGCCGCGTCCAGGAGGTCCAGGCCGGGCTTGCGGCGGGATCGTCATCGGTGGTGCGGGCCTCGACGACGACGTCGATCTCGGCCCCGTCCGTGTCGTCGACATCGAGCCAGTCGTCGATGGGCGCGCTGCGCGCGTCGATGCTGCCCGAGAGGGCCAGCGCGGCCACCTCGATCTCGGAGCGCAGCCGCACCCGCCGCGGCGCGCCGAAGTCCATGCCGATGGGAAAGAGGTAGAGCCCCTCACCCGCGGGATCGGCGAGCCGGAGCGCCGCCCCGTCGGGCACGAGATTGGTCGCCATGCCCGCCCAGTCCGGATCGGCGGCGAGGTGCGCCACGGGCGCGAAGGGCAGCACCTGCGCGCCCTTCGTCACGGCGCTGACGACGGGGCCGAGATTGCCGGAATTGTCCCGCGCGCGCACGAGGTACGTGCCGGGCTTCAGCGGCACGATGGCGACCGCATCGGCCCCGGCGACCTCGTCCATCGAGGTCGCGCTGGCCCAGCTCGCAGGGTGCGCGGCCGAGTGGCGGATCACGATCCGCCCGCCGATCCGGACGTCGAGATCGTCCGAGGCGCGCCACTTCAGGATCGCGAGCCCGCCCGCGGTCTGCAGCGTGAGGCCCCCGAGCGCGGCGGGCGGCGCGGTCAGCCCCAGCACCTCGAGCGTCGCCGCGACGTAGGGCGAGGACACCCCGAGCACCGAGATCGCCTTGACCGCCACCTCCCAGAGCCCCGCGCCGACATCGCGGATTTCCCAGGCAAGCTGGTCGGTGCGCCCGAGCGTGATCCAGTCCGCGCCGCTGGGCGTGCCGTCGGGATCGGCCAGGCGGCGGGCGCGCACCTGGTACTCGCGCACGACCTCCGCGGGGGCCGCGGCCCAGTCCACGCGGATCAGCGTCCGCACCCCGGTGCCGCTCCGGGTCTCGTAGAGCGCCTCGGAAAGCGCGGGCGTGCCCGGCGCGGGAATGTCCGCGGGCCCCGGCAGACTGGTGCGGGGCGCCGCGGCGTAGATCGCCGCCTCGGAAGCGTCCCAGTCGTGGACCAGCGGCGAGGTCTCGCGCAGCACGAGCTCCGGCAGCAGCAGCGCGCCGTCGCCCGAGGCGGCGAGATCGAGGTTGACGCCGAGGACCTCGAAGGGCTTGGCGGCAAAGCCCCAGCGCGGGTAGTCGAAGAGCACGGTCTCGCCCACCTCGGCCGCCCAGGCGCCGAGCTTGCCCGCGAGCTTCACCGTCATCTGCCGCCGGCCGCGCTCGAGCTCGATCTTCGCGATGCGCTGCGCCATCGCCGCCGAGATCGTGAAGGGCAGCGACAGGTCGCGCCAGCGCGCCTCGCCGCCATCCTCGGCAAGGTAGACCGCGCTGGTGACCGCCGGGAAGTCGTCGGGCTGCCAGTCGTTCTCCGGGCTCACGAACCGGCCGTGGACCGCGTTGAAGTTCGACGACATCGACACCCGCGTCGCCAGCGTCAGCCCGCCCTCGCGCACGTCATCGGCCCCGAGCGTGATCTCGGGCACCCGCCAGGCGCCGGCCAGCAGGTGCCAGCGCCCCGCCCGCCAGGCGGTCCGGCCCGCCATCGCGGTCAGCATCGCCTCGATCACCGTCTTCGGGCTCTCGTCGAGCGAGACCACGCCGTTGCAGGCATAGCGCGGCTCGCTGCCGCCGCCGGGGACCGGCACCGGCTCGTCGCAGATGTGGGCCGCCTCGATCAGGCTCTCGCCGTCGATCCCGTCCTCCGCCCCGATCGACGCGCCGAGCCCGAAGCGCGGATGCGCCATGTAGTCGGCAAGGCAGAGCGCGGCGTTCTCGGTGTAGCCGCGGGCGCCGGTGCGGGGATCGAGGATGTCGGACTTGCCGGTCACGTCGACGGTGACGTTGGGGATCCCGCCCGGGAAGGCGTCCGCATCCCAGGCGAGCCGGAGCGCGATCGCGGCGCAGCCCGCCAGCCGGTGCTCGGCGGTCCACTTGTCGGGGGCGCTCGCGCGAAGGTCCTCGAAGGCCGGCTGGTCCTCGGTGCCGAGCCGCTTCTCGACCGTGACGAGGCCGGCCCAGCGGCCTTGCGCGACGCCGCCGGCATCGACCGCCTCCTCGCCCTCGAAGTGGATCGCGCCAATCGCGGCCACGGGATGGGCCGCGAGCACGATCACGAGGTGCAGATATTGCCGGCGGGCGCCGGTGACATGCAGGAACACGATCACCCCGCCCTTGCGCGCGCGGCCATAGACCATGTCGCGCGGCATCACCGGCTCGCGCATCGTCAGCGTGCGCGCCCCGAGCCCGGTCTTCGGCTTCGGCATCAGCGCGCGCGCGGCGGCCGAGAGCAGCAGCGTGCCGCCGAGCCGCACGAGCGCGCCGGCGATCCCGCCCGCGGCAAGCGCGCTGCCGATCGCACCCGCCACCGCGCTCACCGCGGCGACCACAGGGGGCATGTCAGGTCCTCCAGGCCAGCGAACAGCTGCCGAGCGGGCGGAAGCTCAGCCCCTCGGGAGCGAGGAAGGCGGCGCGCGCGCCGAGGCAGACGCCGAAGGCCGCCCCCTCGCCGTCTAGCACCAGGTCGCCCCGGCCGGCCTGCCGGACCGTGGCGCGCGGCGGGCCGAGCAGCGCCCGCCCGGCCTCCGCCATCGAGGACCAGCCGAGCCGGCGCAGCACCCGTGCCGCGCCCGGGGCCGTGCGGTAGCGCCCGCGCCAGGCGGCGGCCAGATCGGGGCCGCCGGTCAGTTCCCGGCGCACCCCGAAGGCCCAGGTCGCGCAATCGTGCTCCCCCCAGGCGAAGGGGCGTGCGCGGGCCGCCTCGACGGCCGCGGCCAGGCGGCCTTCCCAGCCGGGCGCCCTCATCCCCGCCCCCAGGTGATCTCGCGATCCTGGATCGCGGTGACATATTCGAAGCCGCGATCTCCCGGGTGGAGCGCCTGCTGGCTCTCGTGGGTGTAGCGCCAACTGCGCGGCGTGGTCAGGTCGATCAGCCGGCTCTCATAGGCGATCGCGATGGTACAGCCGGTGCCGTCCTCGGTGATCTCGGGCACGTCGAGCCGGCCCGAGAAGGCCTGCACCGGGTCGGCGACGAGGCCGCCCTCCTCGGTGCGCGCGCCGATCCAGACCCGGCCGGGCAGCCCCTGGCGCGCCTCGGCGATCACCAGCTGCACCAGATCGGCGGGCACGCCGGAAAGCGCCACGGTGGTCCCGCTCGCCACCACCTCGCCGCTCTCCTCGATCGCCCCGAGCCCGAGCAGCGTGCCGGCCCCGGTCCAGCTCTGCCCGGCCCAGCCGATCTCGCCGAGCCCCGACCAGAGCCGCACCACGCCGGTGGCGAACGCGCCCTCGAAGAAGATCACCGGGCGGAGCCTGCGCGCCGAGAGCGCCGCGGCGAGCGCGGCGGTCATGCCCCGGCTCACAGCGCTTCCCGCGCCGAGAGGCTGAAGCGCCAGGTGTCGGCCCGGCCCACCGTCGCCGGCACCGGGCCGGTCAGGCGCAGCACCACCGCGGGGGCGGCGATCTCGAGCGGCGCCCCGTCCGACGGGGCCTCCCGCAGCCGCGGCACCAGCGCGAGCGTGGCCCGGCCGTCGGCATCGGCCACGACATCCTCGGTCAGCTGGTGCAGCCGGGTTGCCGCACCCGTGCCGAGCGAGACGAGATCGCCCGCGAGGAGCGCGGTCCCGCCCGGGGCCCAGCGCCCGGTCGCAAGGCGCGCGCCGGCCTGGAAGCCGCCCGCGACCACCGGGGCGCCGACGCTGCCCGCCGGCCGCGCCGTCGGATCGCGGAACAGGAACGTGCCGCGCACCCCGCCGAGCGCGGCGAGGAAGGCCGCGAGCCGGCGCGCCTCCCGGCCCTGGCGGGGCGCGAGATCGATGCTGTAGGCCCACCATTCCCCGCCCCAGTCCTGCACCTGCGCGGTCCCGGTGAAGGGCGAGAGCGCCACCGCGCTGGCGGTCACCAGGCGGCGTTCGAGGCCCGCGACCAGCGCGGGCGGAAGCTCGGGGATCATTCTCGGGATCCTCTCCTCGGGGTGTCGTGTCAGAGCGCCTGGCCGCGCCGGCGCCCGTCGGCGATGCCGGCCTTCGCAAGCCGCGCGATCTCGGGGATCGCCGCGCGGAGCTTCGCGTCGATCTGCTCGGCCACGCCGGCCTGTGCGCCGCGGGCATCTATGCTGATGCTGACGCCGGGCGCGCCACTGCCCGCCGGGCCGCGGCCTGCCGCCTCGCGCCGGCTCAGCACCCGCTCGCCGCGCTGCAGGATCGCCGGCACCTCGTCGGGCCGCAGCCCCGCCCAGCCGCCCGCATGCATCCGCGGCGCGCCGGCGAAGGCGTGCGCGGGGACCATCCGACCGGGGCCCGGGGCCCCGACCACGCCACCCGCATGCAGGATGTTCGCAAACAGCCCACCCGCCCCGCCCAGCGCGCCGGAAAGGGCATTCGCGATGGGGCCGAGGATGAAGCGCCGGGCGGCGAGCTTTGCCAGATCGGCGATCATCGACGTGACCAGATCGCGGAAGTCGAGCTTGCCGGTCTTCACGAAGTCACCGATGGCTGTCTCGGCCGAGGTGAAGGTCCCGACCAGCGCAGTCCCGATATCGCCGCCGATGTCACGCGCCCTGGCCGCATACTCGGCGAGCGCGGCCGTGACCGAGCGCCAGCCGGTCAGGGCCCTGTCCGCCCCTTCGGTGGCGGCAGCCCCGGCATCGCGGGCGGCCCCGCCTGCGCCATTTGCGGCGGTGGCGGTGTCGTTCAGCCCGGCCGTCAGGGCATCGGCCGAGGCGGCGGCATCGGCGAGCGCGGTCTCGGCCTCCGTTCCCGTGCCGGTGACGGCATCCTTCAGCACCTGCCAGCTGGCCAGCGGCCGACCGGCGGCATCGGCCAGCATCCCGGCGGCTTCCTCGTAGCCGTCGGCCCGCGCGCGGGCATCGTCAGCCATGGTGCCGAGGCCGAGGTCGGGCGGCTCGAGATAGGTGCGCGCAAGGGCTGCAGAGAAGGCATCTGCGGCGGCGGAACCTGCAGCGGTCGCTGCGCGCTCGAAAGGATTGCCGATGCGTCCAAGTTCCACCGGATCGAGGATGCCGATCCGGACACCACCTTCGCCAGTGGCCCATTCGGGCAGCAACGCCAGCGCGGCGTTCAGCGTCTCGATGAAGCTGTTGATGCGCGTGACGACGCCGTTCAGCATCGCTTCCACGCCCGAGATCAGCCCGTTCGCCGCCTGGAAGGCGAAGTCGCCGATGGCGCCGGGCAGACCGCCCCAGATCGCCACGGCGGCGTCATAGGCGCCCTGGAAGATCGCGGCCGTCCGGTCGCCGAAGCTGACCAAGCCTGCGATGGCGCCTTCCAGTGCCGAGAGGCCGGCCGCCTTCAGCCCCTCCCACCCGGCCGCCATGCGGGCGAGCGCGGCATCCAGCGTGAGACCAATGCGCGACCAGACTTCCCGCGCCAGATCGCCCAGCAGGCGGAAGGCGTCGCCCACCCCGCCAACCCGGGCCACGAGGTGCGAGACCTGGTAGACCAGCTCACCCGCGCCGACGATCAGCGCGCCGATGCCGGTGCGGATCAGCGCGCCGCGCAGGAACACCAGCGCCGTGGCGAGGCCGCGCACTGACAATGCCGCCGCCGCCATGCCAGCGACCCAGCGCCCGGCCATGACGGCCGCGAAGGTCGCCGCATAGGAGGCAATACGCCCGAGATTGCCGATCAGCGCGTCGAGGACCACCCGAACGATCCCGCCGTCCGAGGCCAGCGCGACGAAGACCTTGGCCAGCGCCTCGATGGTCGGAGCCACTGCAACGGCGATCCGATTGCGCAGGCCCTCGAAGACCAGGGAGACCGTGCCCAGCGCCATTTGCGTGCGGCGCAGGGCTTCGAGGGCATCACCGTCCAGCACCGCACCGAGGTCGGAGGCCTGCTCGCCAAGCCGCGCCATCTCGGCCCCGCCATTGCGCAGGAGCGGCAGGAGGCGGGTGGCGTCCGAGGCCATGGCCTCGAGATGGAAGGTCATTTCCTGCTGGCTGAGACCGGCGCGTTCCAGCGTGTCGACGTAAAGCTGCAGCGCCTCGGGGCCGGAGAGGCGGGCGAACTGGTCGGCCGTCACACCCACGCGCGGGGCGACATTCTCGAAGAAATCCGCCATCGGCCCGCCGCCGGTCTGGAGGAAATCGCCAACGCGGTCGTTCACGTCCTTCAGGATGTCGGCCAGCTTCTCCTGCTCGATGCCGACGGTCCGCGCGCCAGCCGACCAGCGCTGCAGGGCCTCGGGCGTGGCATTGGCGACCTGCGCGAACTGTCGGATTTGCGCGGCGCTCTCGGCGGTGGAGCGGACGATCAGGCCGAGCGAAGCCGTGGCAGCGGCAGCAGCGGCCCCGAGGGCAAGCCCCGCCCGGCGTGCGAAAGCGGCCAGCCGGGTGTTCGCCAGGTCCATCTCGCGCGACAGGCGGCCGAAACCGCGGGCTCCGGCCTCGCCCACGCCCTCCAGTTCGGCGCGCACGCGACGTCCGCCCTCCGCCACGAGGCGGACGGAGACCTTCTTTTCGGCCATGGGGGACTCCTTGATTTCTGTATCACGGCATGATACATGTCGGCATGGTCATCAGCACGCGTGGAAAGCTTGCCGCCGGCGCGGTGCAGGGCCGTTTCGGCAAGGGGTTTCCGGCTGATCTGGTCAGACGGACGCGCGCCATGCTCTCGGCACTGGACGCGGCCATGCAACTTGAGGATCTGCGTTTTCCGCCGGGCAACCATCTGGAAGCCCTGAGTGGGGATCGCGCAGGGCAGCATTC